AGATCCGGATCGGAGACTTGAGACATCGCCTGACGCTGGAGGTTGCTGCACGCACCGATGACGACAGCGGTGGAGCGATCGAGACGTGGATGCCGGCAGCAGAGGTATGGGCCGGTGTGCGACCGAACAGCGGCAGCGAGCGCGAACTCGCGGATCGCATCGCCGGTCGGGTGACACACGAAGTTTGGATCCGTTACCGCACCGATGTGAAGACGGATATGCGCTTCACCGCAGTGGGCCGGGTCTTCGAGATTCGCGCCGTCATCGACGCCGACGAGCGCCGGCGCTTCCTGAAGTGCCTGTGCGAGGAGCGCGAGCTGTGAGGATCTATGCAGGCCTGTTGCAGCGGCGCAAGTGGAGCAACGTCACGCTCGGCGCGCGCGCCATCGAACGCACACGCGAGTTGGCGCAGGAGCGCGCCTGGGAAAGACGCGCTGAGGCTGCAAGCCGACTTCCGGACCTGTCGGATAGACCTGACCGAGAGGGACCCGCGACGAGTGGAGAGACGACATGAGCAGCGCGGCACTCGATCTCCAGAAGGCGCTCTACAGCAGACTGAAGCTGCATGCGCCGTTGTCGGCCATGCTCGGGGGCACGCGCATCTACGACGACGTTCCGCAGCGTGCCGAGCTTCCCTACATCACGTTCGGGCAGAGCCTGATGCGCGACTGGTCGACCGCGACGGAGCGTGGTCACGAACACATCGTCACGTTGCACGTCTGGTCACGCGCAGCAGGCCGAAAGGAAGTTCACGAGATCATGGATGTCCTGGAGCAGCTTCTGCACGACCAGGCGCCTCCTCTCGCCGATCACCGCATCGTCAACCTGCGCCACGAATATTCGGATGCGCGCCGCGATCCCGACGGCGAACTTTACCACGGTGTGGTCCGCTACCGCGTCGTCACCGAGCCTCTCGTGTGAGCGCACGTTTTCAACCCGTACAGCCTGAAAAGCTGTAACCAAAGAGAGTCCAAATGGCGACACAGAAGGGCAAGGACCTGCTGCTCAAGGTCGATGGCGACGGCATCGGCACATACACGACGGTTGCCGGTTTGCGGTCGCGCTCGATCGCTTTCAATACCGAGACGGTCGATGTGACCCATTCGGAATCCGCCGGCCATTGGCGCGAGTTGCTGGAGGGGGCGGGTGTCCGTTCGGCGCGCGTGACGGGCGCAGGGATCTTCAAGGACGCGGAGTCGGACGAGATCGTTCGCAGCCTGTTTTTCAGCGGTTCGATCCGCCCGTGGCAGGTCGTCATTCCTGATTTCGGCACCGTCACCGGCGCGATGCAGATCGCCTCGTTCGAACTGACCGGCCGGCATGACGGAGAACTCGCCTTCGAACTGTCGCTCGATAGCGCCGGTGCTCTCGTCTTCGTCGCCGCCTGACGGAGGATGACCATGGCCAATCCACGGCGCGGTGAGATCGACGCGAATCTGAATGGGACGTCGTACAGGTTATGCTTGACGCTCGGTGCTCTTGCGGAACTTGAGGCGACGTTCGGCGACGAGGACATGCTGGCGCTGGCCATGCGATTCGAGAACGGGCGGATTTCGGCCCGTGATGCGGCATGCATCATCGGTGCGGGCTTGCGTGGCGCCGGATACGACATCGCCGACACGGATGTCGCCCGCATGCGTGCCGATGGCGGTGCGGCAGGCTTCATCGATGTCGTGGCGCGTCTTCTGTCGGCGACATTCGCGGCAGACGAGCGAGCGGGCAAGGTCGAAAAGGTCGAGGCAAGGCGCGTGGAGGCTGAGAGCCATCGCCCTTTCCCTGGGACGACGTGATGGCAGCGGGGCTCGGAATATTGCGTATCGAGCCGCGCGTGTTCTGGTCGATGACGCTGAGAGAGTTGGCCGCTGCGCTGCGCTGCCTCGGCAGCGGCGTGGATGAGCGACCGCCGTCGCGTCTGGACGTGGACAAGTTGATGCAACGCTATCCCGACGAGGTCAGCGGATGAATGACAACGACGAGCAGGAGTGGATCGTGCGCATCGGCGCCGATACGACGGAGTTGCAGCGCAGCCTGATCGACGCGGAGGCGATGGGGCGCAAGTTCGGAACGTCGCTCGTAAACGCCTTCGAGGGCATCGCCATCAAGGGGCGTTCACTCGGTGATGTGCTGAAGTCTCTGGCGCTCAGTCTTTCGAGCATCGTGCTCAAGGCGACCCTGAAGCCGTTGGAACAGGGAATCGGCAATCTCTTGTCCGGGCTGGTCAGCGGAGGGCTCGGCTTTGCCAAAGGTGGCGTGTTTCAGCAGAGCATGCCGATGCCGTTCGCAAGCGGCGGCGTGATCCAGAGTCCTATCGGCTTTCCACTGGCCAACGGGAAGCTCGGCATCGCTGGCGAGCGCGGCGCAGAGGCCATCATGCCGCTGGCACGCGGAGCTGACGGCCGGCTCGGCGTAGTGGCCCAAGGTGGCGGCGGCATTGCGGTGACTATGAACGTGACGACCGCCGATGCGGAGAGCTTCCGGCGTTCCGAGAGCCAGGTGGCGGCGATGCTCGCACGCGCCGTGTCGTATGGACAACGCAATCTCTGATCCACGAGGCGCGAGGCGAGGTCATGAGCTTTCACGAGGTGCGTTTTCCGACGGCGATTTCGCGCGCTTCTCAGGGAGGTCCGGAGCGGCGCACGGATGTCGTCGTGCTCGGGTCGGGCTATGAGGAACGTAACGCCCGCTGGGCGGATTCACGACGCAGCTATAATGCGGGCTATGGTGTCAGATCGCTCGACGATCTGCATGCGATCATCGCCTTCTTCGAGGAACGACGGGGGCGGCTTCACGCGTTCCGCTGGCGCGATCCGGCAGACTGGAAATCGTGTCCGCCTGAAGGTCAGCCGTCGGCCGTCGATCAGGTTATCGGTACCGGTGATGGCACGAACGGAGTTTTCCAGATCGTCAAGACGTACGGCAGCACGTTTGCACCGTGGAAGCGGGTCATCACCAAGCCGGTAGCGGCGACCGTCATGGTCGCCGTCGGTGGTGCGGTCCGCACAGAAGGAACACACTTTACGCTCGACGCAACGCGCGGAGTGGTGACGTTCCTGCCGTCTCACGTTCCGGCCGTCGGTGCCGTGATTTCGGCCGGATACGAGTTCGACGTGCCGGTTCGCTTCGACAGCGATCGACTGGAGGTCAACCTGCAAGGGTTCCGTCACGGCGCCATTCCGAACATCCCCATCGTCGAGGTGCGCCTATGAAGAGTGTTGCGCCTGAGTTCCAGGACCATCTCGACAGCGGGGCGACGACACTCTGCTGGTGCTGGCGCTTGCGGCGGCGCGATGGCTCAGCGATGGGGTTCACCGATCACGATCGCGATCTGCAGTTCGATGGCACCACATTCGAGGCGGCGGCCGGCTTCACGGCGTCCGAGATCAAGGATTCGGTCGGGCTCAGCGTCGACAATCTGGAGGTGACGAGCGCGTTGCGATCGGATCGCATCACGGAAGCCGACCTCGCTGCGGGGCTCTTCGACGACGCGGGCGTCGAAATCTTTCGCGTCAACTGGCAGAATCCGGAATCGCGAGTTCTGATGCGCAAGGGCAGTCTCGGCGAAGTCGGCAGGTCGGGGAACGCCTTTACCGCCGAGGTGCGGGGACTTGCGCACTACCTGCAGCAACCGTGCGGCCGCCTGTTTCAATACACGTGCGATGCGGATCTGGGCGATGCGCGCTGCAGAATCGATCTTCAGCGGCCGGACCTCGCCACGACCGGCGCGATCGTCGCGGTGATCGACGGGCGACGCCTCGTCGTCGGGGGCTTCGATGCCTTCGCCGCCGACTGGTTCACGCGCGGACTGCTGACGATGATGTCGGGTGAGGCCGCAGGCCAGGCCGCGGAGGTGAAGCGGCACTTCAAAAGTGGTGGCGCGGTGACGATCGAACTTTGGCAACCGGCGCGCACAGGTGTCGTGGCGGGCGATGCCGTCCGCCTGCAGGCCGGTTGCGACAAGCATCTCGCAACATGTCGCGACAAGTTCGCCAACGCCGCTAACTATCGCGGCTTTCCCCATATGCCGGGCAACGATTTCGTCACCAGCTATGTGCGCCGCTAGCGCTGTTGCCCTGTCTGATTGACATGCGCGGGCAAGAGGAGGGATGGGTGGAGCAATGTTCGATCGTGCGGATCGCTCGCACCTGGATCGGAACGCCCTATCACCATCAGGCGAGCTGCAAGGGCGTCGGGACCGATTGCCTCGGTCTGGTCCGCGGCGTGTATCGCGAACTCTACGGCATGGAGCCAGAGGTGCCACCACCGTATAGCGCGGATTGGGCCGAGGCGTCGGGGCGCGAGACATTGCTCGAGGCGGCGAGCCGGCATTTCGTGGCAACTGCGTGCGATCGGATGCGCGAGGGCGACGTCGTCGCGTTTCGAATTCGCCGCGAGGCATGCGCCAAGCATCTCGCCATCCTGACGAGTGCGACCACCATGATCCATGCGATCGAGACTTCGGGGACGGTGGAAGTGCCGCTGTCTCAATGGTGGCGTCGCAGGATCGCCGCAGCATTCCGCTTTCCCATCATCTTCGATTGAGGTGACACATGGCGACGTTGGCCCTGGCCGCAGCGGGCGCCGCGGTCGGCAGCACGTTGCTGCCTGCAGGTGTGACGCTCCTCGGGGCGACCTTGAGCGGTGCCGCCATCGGCGCGCAGATCGGCGCCTTCGCCGGTTCGTATGTCGACCAGATGTTGCTCGGTCAGAGCGGCGGGCGGACTGTCCACGGGCCACGCCTCAACGACCTGCACGTGACAGCGTCGACGGAGGGCGCTCCCCTGCCGCGTGTTTACGGACGCGCGCGCCTCGGCGGGCAAGTCATATGGGCTGACGAATTGGAGGAGGAAGCAGTCACGTCCGATGCTGGTGGCAGCGGCAAGGGGCTTGGCGGTTCGGGTGGCTCGGATGTGGTCGAATACCGCTATTACGCCAGCTTCGCCGTAGCGATCGCCGAGGGGGAGATCACCCGACTAGGACGCGTCTGGGCCGATGGCGCGGAACTCGACTTGTCGGAGGTCACGGTCAGGGTTCACAAGGGTAGTGACGCGCAGGAACCGGACGAATTGATCGTCGCGCGACTTGGTGCGGCCAGTGCACCGGCCTATCGAGGCGTCGCCTACGTCGTGTTCGAGCGTCTGGCGCTGCAGACGTTCGGCAACCGGCTGCCACAGCTTTCGTTCGAAGTCTTTCGCGAACTCGAGGCGTTCGGTGATGAGTTGCGCGGCGTGGTGCTCATTCCCGGCTCCGGCGAGTTCGTCTATTCGCCGACGACCGTGACACGCGGTTTTGGCCAGGGCAGCAATGCCGCCGAGAATATTCATACGCGACAGGGCGGCACGGATTGGACCGTCTCGCTCGATCAGCTGGAGCAGGAATTGCCCGGCGTGCAGAATATCTCGCTCGTCGTGAGCTGGTTTGGCAGTGACCTTCGCGCCGGTGAATGTGAGGTTCGTCCCGCGGTCGACGATCCGGACAAGACGACAAGCCCGTCGCAATGGAGCGTCGCGGGCGTCACGCGTGGCTCCGCACACGTCGTCAGTTCGCGGGACGGCGCGCCTGCGTATGGTGGCACGCCGTCCGACGACACCGTCGTTGCTGCCATTCG